TTAGATCCGTGTCTTTAATGTATAGAGCATTTCCAGCGCGCGGCGCGGTGTCAGGTCGTCGAGATCGAGCTTGGCCAGTTCGTCCAGGACCGGATGCGGCAGGCTGGCGAACAGATCGCTTTGCATCGGCGCGGCCGGTTTCCCCGGTTTGGCGACCGGGACCTCGTGGGGCAGGCTGGTGGTTTCCAGGCGGCTCAGGTGTTCACGGGCGCGGCTGATCACATCGTTTGGCACGCCTGCCAGCTGCGCCACCGCCAGGCCGTAGCTCTGGCTGGCCGGGCCGGGCAGTACGTGGTGCAGGAAGACGATCCGCTCATTGTGCTCAGTGGCATTGAGGTGCACGTTGGCCACCAGCGGTTCGCTTTCCGGCAGCACGGTCAGTTCGAAGTAGTGGGTGGCGAACAGGGTGTAGGCGCGCAGGCGCGCGAGACGTTCCGCCGCGGCCCAGGCCAGGGACAGGCCGTCGAAGGTGCTGGTGCCGCGGCCGACTTCGTCCATCAGCACCAGGCTGCGCTCGGTGGCGTTGTGCAGGATGTTGGCGGTTTCGCTCATTTCCACCATGAAGGTCGAGCGCCCGCCGGCCAGGTCGTCGCTGGAACCGATCCGGGTGAAGATCCGGTCCACCAGGGACAGCTCGCAACTGGCCGCCGGCACGAAACTGCCGATATGGGCCAGCAGCACGATCAGGGCGGTCTGACGCATGTAGGTGGATTTACCACCCATGTTCGGACCGGTGATCACCAGCATGCGGGTGCTGTCGTCGAGCGCCAGGTCGTTGGCCACGAACGGCGTGGTCAGCACCTGCTCGACCACCGGGTGACGCCCCTGGCTGATGCGCATGCAGGGCTCGTCGACGAAGCGTGGGCAGTTCAGGTCCAGGTTCAGCGCGCGTTCGGCCAGGTTGCTCAGCACATCCAGCTCGGCCAGGGCCGCGGCGGTATCCTGCAGCGGCGGCAGTTCGCCGATCAGGGTTTCGAGCAGGGCCTCGTAGAGCATCTTCTCCCGGGCCAGGGCACGACTCTTGGCCGACAGGGCCTTGTCTTCGAACTCCTTGAGCTCCGGGGTGATAAAGCGCTCGGCGCCCTTGAGGGTCTGGCGCCGGATGTAGTCCGCCGGTGCCGATTCAGCCTGCTTGCTGGGCAGCTCGATGAAGTAGCCGTGGACCCGGTTGTAGCCGACCTTGAGGTTGGCCAGGCCGGTGCGGGCTTTTTCCCGGGCTTCCAGGTCGATGAGGAATTGTCCGGCGTTTTCGCTCAGTGACAGCAACTCGTCCAGCTCGGCGTCGTAGCCGGTTTTCAAGACGCCGCCGTCGCGGATGATCGCCGGCGGGTTATCGATGATGGCGCGCTCCAGCAGGATCGCCAGCTCCGGGTAGGTCTTGGTGGTGACCGCCAGTTGCTTGAGGTGCGGGGCGTCCAGTTCGAGCATCGCATCCTGCAACTGCGGCAGGGCGCCGAGGGCGTCACGCAGGCGCGCCAAGTCGCGAGGGCGGGCGTTGCGCAGGCCGATCCGCGCGAGGATCCGCTCGATGTCGCCGATTTCCTTGAGCTGCGGTTGCAGTTTTTCGAAGCGATAGCTTTCCAGCAGGCAAGTGATGGAGCTCTGGCGTGCCTGCAAGACACGCAGGTCGCGCAGCGGGCGGTTCAGCCAGCGGGTCAGCAGGCGGCTGCCCATGGCGGTCTGGCAACGGTCGACCACCGATTGCAGGGTGTTGTCGCGACCGCCGGCGAGGTTGGTGTCCAGCTCCAGGTTGCGGCGGCTGGCGCCGTCGAGCACCACGGTGTCGTCCAGGCGTTCATGGCGCAGGCTGCGCAAGTGGGGCAGGGCGGTGCGCTGGGTTTCCTTGGCATAGCCGAGCAGGCAGCCGGCGGCGCCGATGGCCAGGGTCAGGGTCTCGCAGCCGAATCCCTTGAGGTCCTGTACGGAAAATTGCTGGCAGAGACTTTTGTGCGCCGAATCGCGTTCGAAATCCCACGGGGCACGGCGACGTGCCCCACGGCGTTTTTCCGCCGGCAGGCCCTGTGGCCAGTCGTCTGGGATCAGCAATTCCACCGGGTTGATCCGCTCCAGCTCCGCCAGCAGGTTTTCCCAGCCCTTGATTTCGAGGACAGTAAAGTTGCCGCTGGTGATGTCCAGCACGGCCAGGCCGAACAGGCGCTCGTCGCCGAGCACGGCGGCGATCAGGTTGTCGCGGCGCTCATCGAGCAGGGCTTCGTCACTGACGGTGCCGGGGGTGATGATCCGCACCACCTGACGCTCGACTGGCCCTTTGCTGGTGGCCGGATCGCCGATCTGCTCGCAGATCACCACCGATTCGCCGAGTTTCACCAGCTTGGCGAGATAGCCCTCGAGGGAATGGTAAGGAATCCCACACATCGGAATCGACTGCCCGGCCGATTGCCCACGGGCTGTCAGGGTGATGTCCAGCAGCTTGGCGGCCTTCTTCGCGTCTTCGTAGAAGATCTCGTAGAAGTCGCCCATGCGGTAGAACATCAGCTGGTCGGGGTGCTGGTTCTTCAGGCGCCAGTACTGTTGCATCATCGGGGTGTGGGAGGACAGATCGGAAATAGCTTTATTCATCAGTTGGTTACAAGGCTTTGTAGAAATGATGGGGCAAAAATGGGGCAAAACGTTCTGTGCCTTAACAATGAAAGGTCTTACTCGTTGCCGACAGCTTCGGTCACCTCACGTTCAGGGACAGACATGCCAATGCTGGTAGCGTACCACGGTGGCGGAGGCTGTTTGGATTGCCCTTCACATTTTGAGCTTAAGACTAGGGATACAGCTTGATATCATCATGGCACTATGCGCGCGTCCTATTGGCCTGCTATCGTGAGTATGCCGGATCGCAACCCCTTGAGACGTGCGTCCGGTACCGGTTGATAGGATGAGCTGGTCTCGACATAACATGAATGGGTCAAAAAAAGCATGACAACCTTCCCATGGCAGGTAGAGGCACTGAGGTTTTCTTTCATTAATCTCGTGCCGGGTTCTGACTCTGATAGTTTCAGATGGTCTAGCTTGATACCAGCTGAGCCTGATTCTGTGACCACAAAGAAAGCGCACGGAATATTAGCTGAGCAGGGTAGCTGGTTAAAAGGCACGCTTGCAGTTAACCGGCAGCCAGGACGGGTTGATGTTATTTATACGATTAATCAGCCTGAATCTTTTTTGGTGCTAGAGAATCCCCTTCCTAATGCAGGTAGCTTCGAGGAAGTGGTTGCGGCTTGTGCAGGATTTGCCAAGCCGTTAGGTAGTTTATCCGCATCTAGAATTGCATTTGGTGCAGTTTTGTTATTGCCTGTCGAAAAAACTGCGGATGGTTATGAGTATTTACGGAAATTCCTCCCTTTTATAAAACTTGAAGAAGATATGAGTGATTTTTTTCTTCAGATCAACAGGAGGCGAAATTCAGATTTGGGTGTTCAAATCAATGAATTGACAAAATGGGGGTGTGTGGATGTTCGCGGGGTGAATATTGTAGATCCCGACATGCGCACGCCAGGGGTTTTCGCAGTTCGTCTTGAGTTGGATATCAATACTCCTGAGAGTCCTACTCCTCTTGAACTAGATGTCTCTAAGTTGATACTTGAACTAATGGGTCGTGGTTCTTCAATAGCTCAGAATGGTGCAGTATGATAGGTACTACTGAACAAGTTCTCGTGCGTCGAAGCTATAAGCCTGTGGGGGAAGTAGAGACTGCGCGCTCTATTTGTTACGGGAGTTTGCCTACCGCCGTTGAAAGAAAGGCCTATTGTACCGTCTCGAGAGTACTGCGCGCAAACGCTTCGCGATTTACTTATGAAAGCGCTTCGAGCTATGGTAGCGATATATACGGTTGTGCGAACTCTGATCAAGGCTTTGCATCCCTTTTTTTTGATGAGCGTTTATTAAAAGCTGTTGCGAAATTCAGTGACTTGGCTAAAAAATTTACCACTTATGGTAGTGTGCTGATAAGTGATGCGGATTCTACTGTTTCTTCCCCAAAGGTAGATGCAAAGCTGCATTTGTATAATATTAAGCAATATGAAATTTCTTATTCGCGTCGGACTGCCCTAAATTACATGTTTCACACTTTGGAGGATGCATTTGAAAATAGGGAGGTCGAGATGTTGAATTGCTTGCTTTATTCTGCTGCAGATGAACTACTGGATTCCAGTTTGTCAGTCAGTTTGCTGCGGGCTACCTTTCGCGCGCGTAGCGAATTAGCAATGTGGAGTTTTTATCGCGACGTAGTGCAAAAAAAATTGCGTGATCATCCTGATGCGAAGAAACTTTTACGTGGGTTGATAGGATAGGATTTATCATGTCGCAGCTGAAGGATTATGCTGGCTCTCGCTTGGGTGTTTTCATCTCTGGAAACGATAAGCAACGACACGCTGGATTTATTTTTGACGATGAGGCTGGTGTTGAGGTCCTTCATTTGGCATGGCATTTTATGTTGATGCGAGGAACGCCCGAGGAGTATGTAAATACACCTGGATTGGGACCTTTTTCAGCATACGTCTGTGAGGATTATTTAGAGTCTCAAATTGACGAGATTCTGAGTTTTCTTGATACAATTTGGTCTCGCAATCGAAATGTTATTCCTTATGGCATAAGCTCAGACGGAATCGAGAGCTTTTTTGAAACGGATGGTTCTGTTGCTGGCCTCGGTGACGGTGCTGGACTCACTTGTGCGTCCTTTCTGATGAGCGTTTTCTTCAAACTTGGCCATAAAATTCTCGATCCTGACAGCTGGCAGCACCGAGAATCCGATCCCGAGTGGCACAATTGGGTGCTGAGCAATTTAGAAGGCCAAACGAATCTTCAACCTCAAGTGGCTGCCCACGCTGCTGCTCAGCGTCAGTATGTAGGTAAAGCTTACAGATTCCGTCCCGAGGAAGTCGTTGGTACTGCGGCAGTGTTTGAGGATGAACCAGCAAGTTTTCAACAGGCAGTCAGTATTGGTGAGCTAGTGGTGCAAGATATGCAGGTGAAGGGAGTACTAAGGTCTTCTCGCCCCGCAGCATAGGTTAATAATTTATCTTGGGCGGTTGCACTCAGCTCCTGCAACCGCCAGGGGCTTTTGGTTGTGTGGCTGAATATATGTAAGGCTTATCCTTCATTGATGTAGCCTAATTGCCTACGATTGATTTCACAAGCGCATCCCTTGGCGCCACGGTCCTTGACTGAACCGTGTCATCCAGGTTGCCGAGCACCAGCAGCCGCAACGATAGTTTTTGCATATCTACGCCAAGGACTATGCATAAAATATGCAAATCAGCATTTGCCATTCCCGAAAAGTGCAAGCAATATGCGCGTTATGCAAATACGCAACGTTTCTACCGTCCTACGAGCATTGCTCGATCGCCACGGGATCTCCCCCACGGAGCTTCACCGTCGTACCGGCGTGCCCCAATCCACCTTGTCGCGCATCCTCAGCGGGAAGATCGTCGATCCTTCGGACAAACACATCTCGAAGATCGCCGAGTACTTCCGCATCAGTACCGACCAGTTGCGCGGGCGCGCGGGCATTGCCGCTGCCCGGGACCAGGAGCAGGGCACGCTGCACTCCGAACTCAAGGATATAAGCCTGTGGGACGACGACACGCCCGTCGATGAAGACGAAGTGTCCGTCCCCTTTCTTCGCGAGGTTGAATTGGCTGCTGGATCAGGAAGATTCGTCATAGAGGAAAGCGAGAAGGCCAGCCTGCGCTTCGGCAAGCGCAGCCTGCGTCACAACGGTGTGCAGTTCGACCAGGCCAAGTGCGTGACCGTACGCGGCAACAGCATGTTGCCAGTGCTGCGCGACGGTGCCACGGTCGGGGTCAACGCCGGCAAGAGCGCCATCGGCGATATCGTCGATGGCGACCTTTATGCCATCAACCACAACGGCCAGCTGCGGGTGAAGCAACTCTATCGCCTGCCCAGCGGGATCCGCCTGCGCAGCTTCAATCGTGACGAGCATCCGGATGAGGACTACAGCTTCCAGGAGATCCAGGAAGAGCAGATCACCATCCTCGGTCACGTCTTCTGGTGGGGCATGTACGCCCGCTAACCCTTCCTGATTCGGAAAAAACCCACAGCGATGTGGGTTTTTTTACGCCTGTCAAAAAGCTCAACCCCTTGAACGACGCGGCCTCCATGCGCTCGTGCATCGACAGCGCATAAATAAATGCATTTGTGCATTGACTGTATATGCATACATGCATATTCTTTGTCTCAAGCCGGCCAGAAAGGCCGGTGACAGGCAGCAATGCCAGGGGGAAGCCCCCGCGCTCTTTAGTGGCACCGCTTCAAAGAACAGGCAGCGATGAACCGGCCTCAACGGTTCAGAGGGTTGGCAACTGACCCGGGTGTGCAGCGTAAAGCACCGTAAACAGTTATCCGGCGGACAGGGTCGCGGTCGGAGGAACAATTTGAATCGATCCGTACCGCGCCAGTAGCGCCGAAGGATCGGGTGTCCTGCCTGAAGCGCCATCGCCGAAAATGCGAGCGGTTCCGGGGCCGGGCATCAGGACCGCATTACTGAAAAGCCTGGGCGACCGGGCTTTTTGGAATGCCCACCGAACGCGGGCTCTCGAGAGAACCCTTCACCTTGAACGACAAGCCCAAACCATCACCGGCCAATGAATGGCCCTTTTTTATTGCAGGAGGCGTGACATGACGAACGAGCAACAAGCGTTGGTGGACATGCCTATCTGGCTGGTCATCGTGCTGGCCGTGATCGGCGGGGTTTCCGGCGAAATGTGGCGGGCCGACAAGGACGGTGCCCGCGGCTGGGTACTGCTGCGGCGCTTGGTACTACGCTCCGGGGCCTGCATGGTCTGCGGTATGTCGACCATCATGCTGCTGTACGCCGCCGGCGTGTCGATCTGGACTGCCGGCGCCTTTGGCTGTCTGACTGCCATGGCCGGTGCGGATGCCGCCATCGGTATTTACGAGCGCTGGGCGGCCAAGCGCCTGGGGGTCGACGAGGTGCCTGCCCCGGAGACCAAGCCGGAACAATAGCGAGACAGACGTCCAGACAAAGCGCTCATGACCACCTTGGATATTGCCAATGGACTGGAGCTGGCGGGCCTGAGAGCAGGGCCCAGCCCGCAAGGATGCGGGCTTTCTGGAGGCGAGTGATCGCCTTTCGAACCCGTCAATCGACGGGTTTTTCATTACCCGGTGAACCCCCATGAACATCACCCCGATCCTCACGCAACTGCGTGATCAATGCCCCAGTCTTGCCAATCACATTTCCACCGGCCTTGATCTCGACCTGTTGCAAAGCAACACCACGCTACAAACCCCGGCGGCATTCGTCAGCGTGATCGCCGACCTGGCGAGCAAGGACGCCTCACAAAACGTCACCCGCCAAACCCTGACCGATCGCCTGGAACTGGTCCTGGTACTCGACAGCAGCAATGCTGCACAAGCCTTCGACCAACTGCACAGCCTGCGCGCCGAACTCTGGCGCGCCCTGGTCGGTTTCAAACCCGACACCTTCTACAACCCTATCGAATACGACGGCGGCGAACTGATCTCGATCAACGCCAGCCGCCTGCTCTATCGCCTGCATTTCTTCGCCGAGTTCCAACTGGGGCGCAACCGCTCCACGGACCCGGCCGAAACCTGGCACGAGCGTGAATTGGACGGCTTGCCGTCTTTTAGCGGGGTGACGGTGAAGGTCGATGCCATCGACCCGGCCGACCCCAATCTGCACCGCCCAGGCCCCGACGGACGCCTGGAGCTGACTTTTTCAGGAGACGTAACGCAATGACCCAACGCATCACCGTAGTGCCGGCCCCAGGCCGCGCCGTACCGGACCCGGAAGCCGGCGACCTGCTGCCGCTCGAAGGTCGTGAAGTGGCCGACAGCGCCTGGTGGCGCCGACGTCTGGCCGATGGCGATATCACCCTCAACGCCGTGCAAGCGGCACAACCACAGGATGCCCAATAATGGCTATCGGATTCAGCAACATCCCCGCGGACCTGCGTGTTCCGCTGTTCTACGCCGAAATGGACAACTCGGCGGCCAATAGCGCCTCCTCGACCCTGCGTCGACTGATCGTCGCCCAGGTCAACGACAACGCCACCGCCACCGAAGTCGGCAGCCTGGTACTGGTTTCCAGCGTCGCGCTGGCGAAAAGTATCGGCGGCCAGGGCTCGATGCTCGCCTCGATGTACGACACCTGGCGCAAGACCGATCCGGTCGGCGAGATCTGGTGCCTGCCGCTGCGCAACACCGTGGGCAGCATCGCCAAGGCTGACCTGAAACTGACCGGTACCGCCACCGAAAGCGGCGTACTCAACCTGTATGTCGGCGGTGTGCGGGTCCAGGCCGCGGTGGTCAACGGGGCGACTGCCGCCCAGGTTGCCACCACCCTGGCGCTGCAAGTCAACGCGGCGGCCGACCTGCCGGTCAGCGCCGTGGCCGTCGACGGCACGGTGAGCCTGAGCTGCAAATGGACCGGTGACAGCGGCAACGACATCAGCCTGCAGTTCAATCGCCTGGGCAAGAGCAATGGCGAGCAGACCCCGGCCGGCCTGACCATCGCCTCCGCGCCGATGGCTGGTGGCACCGGTGTGCCGGACCAGGTTGCCGCGCTCGCGGCACTGGGCGACGAACCGTTCGAGTTCATCTGCCAGCCCTGGTCTGATGTAGCGACCCTGAACGCCTGGCAAGCCGCGATGAACGACAGCGTCGGTCGCTGGTCCTGGTCCAAGCAGCTGTTCGGCCATGTCTACACCGCCATGCGCGGTACGGTCGGCACCCTGGTGGCCGCCGGTCAAACCCGTAACGACCAGCACGTGACCATCCTGGCCATGGAGCCCGGTGTTCCTCAACCGGTCTGGGTCCAGGCCGCCGCCTTGGCCGCGCGTACTTCGGTGTTCATCTCCGCCGACGCCAGCCGTCCGACCCAGAGCGGCAGCCTGCCCGGCATCGATCCGGCCGCGGCCAGCGGACGTTTCACCCTGACCGAGCGTCAGTCGCTGCTCAGCTACGGTCTGGCCACCGCCTACTACGAAGGCGGTTACGTGCGCATCCAGCGGGCGATCACCACCTACCAGAAGAACGCCTACGGCCAGGCGGACAACTCCTACCTGGACAGCGAGACCATGCACCAGTCGGCCTTTATCGTGCGCCGCCTGCAAAGCGTGATCACCAGCAAGTACGGTCGCCACAAGCTCGCGGCCGATGGCACCCGCTTCGGCGCCGGCCAGCCGATCATCACCCCGAGCACCATCCGCGGCGAGCTGATTGCCCAGTACGCCAAGCTCGAACTGGAAGGCCATGTGGAGAACGCCGAGATGTTCGCCGCGCACCTGATCGTTGAGCGCGACAGCCAGGATCCGAGCCGGGTCAACGTGCTGTTCCCGCCGGACTACATCAACGGCCTGCGTGTGTTCGCGCTGCTCAACCAGTTCCGCCTGCAGTACGACGCGGCGGCCTGATCGCCTGCCCACACTGCGTAACCCCAGCCCGCTCGATGCGGGCTTTTTATTGCAAGGAGATACACCATGGGTCAACTGATTGCGGGCACCTGCTACGTCAAAGTGGACGGCGCTCAACTGACTATCAACGGCGGCTGCGAAGCGCCCCTGATGTCCGTCAAACGGGAAACGGTCGTGCCGGGTTTCTACAAGGAAACCGACGTTGCGCCGTCTTTCACGGTCACCGCGTTGCATACGCCGGACTTCCCCCTCCAACAACTGATCGCCGGCACCGACATGACCGTCACCTGCGAATTCAGCAACGGCAAGGTCTACGTCCTGGCCGGTGCCTATCTGATCGACACGCCATCGGCCAAGGGCGATGACGCGACCATTTCGCTGAAATTCGAAGGCATCAAGGGGACCTGGCAATGACTGATCCAGTGAAGTTGCAGGTGCCCATCGAAGCCCACGGCGAACCTTTGGGCGAGCTCACCCTGCGTCGTCCGACGGTGCAGGAAGTGCGGACGATCAAGGCGCTGCCGTACAAGATCGACAAGGGCCAGGACGTCAGCCTCGACATGGATGTCGCGGCCAAGTACATCGCGGTCTGCGCCGGCATCCCGCCGTCGTCGGTCAACCAGCTGGACCTGTCCGACCTCAACACCCTGAGCTGGGCGGTGGCCGGTTTTTTCATGAGTGCGGCATCGCAGCCATCGGCGAGCTGATTGCGGTCGCCTATGACTTGGCCTGGTTCTGGAAGGTTGATCCCGAACAGATGATGGCCAGGCCCTTGGATGTGCTCCGGGAATCCCTGGAGCATGCGCAACGGATCAATGCGATGCAGCAGGTGCAGTGATGGCTACGATCAATAACACGCTCACGGCGACCAATAGCCAGACCATTGTGAACATGGCCCTTGTTGTGAATGGCGTCCAGAAAATGGACGACGACATGGCAAAGGTCACCACGAAGGTCCAGGGGTTTAAAAAGAGCCTGGAGGACAGCGGCCTGGGCAAACTGGATGTCTCCGCTGTGCTCAAGGGTGGTGGTTTGGCGGAGCATTTTGTCGCCGGTGTCCAGGCGGCGATCAAGGAAGAAAACAAGCTGGCCGAGGCCCGCAAGGGGGCTGAGGGACCGGAGTTGCCGGATCCGAAGCTGGGGCCCACGGCGCAGAATCTGGCGAAGTTGAGTGAGGCGGTCGACAGCGTTTCGGTGAAGTTCGGCCAGGCACTGTTGCCTGTAGTGAATTCCGTAGTGACGGCGTTGGTGCCGCTGGTGAGTACCGTCGCCGAGTTCGTGGCGGCCAACCCGAACCTGGTTCAAGGACTGGCAGCGGGGGCGTTGGCGTTTACCGTCATGCGTGGTGCGGTGACGGGTGTGCTGGGCGCGATGGAGTTGCTTAAAGTCGGTTTCCTGGCTTCGCCGATCGGTTTGGTCGCGTTGAGTATCGCCGTCGCGGCGGGGCTGATCGTTGCCTACTGGGAACCGATCTCAGGCTTTTTCCACGGGCTTTGGGACGCTATCAAAAGCATGGCGGCCGGCTTCATGTCGGGGCTGGAAGCGGTGCTCGACTGGTCGCCGATGCCGATGATTACCGCGGGCTGGGAGACGATCAGTGTGTTTTTCGCCAGCCTTTGGGGGGCGATCAAGGCGGTAACCGCTCCGGTGTTCGACTTTTTCAAGGCGCTGTTTTCCTGGACACCCCTGGGCCTGGTCATGGACAACTGGGGGCCGCTGACGGGGCTCTTCGATTCGATCTGGCGCTTGCTCAAGGCCTTGGCCGTGCCGGTGATGGACTTTCTCAAGGGGGTATTCGACTGGTCGCCGCTGGGGTTGATCATCAACAACTGGGGAGCGATCGGCGCATTTTTCGGGGGGCTCTGGGATACGCTCAAAGCAGCGACCGCACCGGTAGTGGACTTTTTCAAGGCGCTGTTCGACTGGTCGCCGCTGGGGCTGATCATC